CTCGCGCTCGCGATCGTGCTCGCTGGCACGCTGACACCGAACACTGACGAGAGCTCGCGCTATCTACAGGTACTGATCTCGATCGTCGCGACACTGCTGGGCGCTCTGCTGGGACTGTTGGCCGGTACACGCATCCAGCCGCCGGCGGAAAGGAGAACCGATGGAACCGAGCGAACGACGCTGGGCGGCCAGTGATTCCGATTATCGACTGATCTGGTTGCATCTGGAACGACAGCGAGACGTGTCTGTCGGCTTCGTGCGTCTCGACGACGATCGAATCGTGCGCGTCGGCGAAGATACGGAGGGCGAAGATGTCGACGAGTGACGACTTTCGCGCTGCTGTCAGCATGCTGCGCGGCTGGGGGTTCCGAGTCACCGAGTGGTCGGGCTGCTACGGGCGCAGCAACGGCGGCGGCTGGTCGGTTGGTCGCCCGGTCGGGCACGTCAATCATCACTACGTCTGTTCGCTGAACCCGGATCAGGGGTATATCAACAACCTGGTCAGCAATCTCGCGAACGGGAGCGTCGTCAACTGGTTCGCAGACGTGCACGGCGTCGCATATCTGATCGGCACCGGGCCGATGAATCACGCGGGAACGGGCAATCAGAGCGTGCTCGATCGCACGCGCAACGATCAGCCGCCGCCGAGCAACCCGGCCAGCTCGGCGGGCTCGATCTCGGGAAACTCGCATTACAGCGGCACCGAGGCGCAGCATCCCGGCGATTCGACGCCGTGGCCCGCTCCCATGCTCGATGTCGTGGTCGCGATCAACGCAGCGGAGTTCAACGTCTGGGGCTACAGCGCGAATCGAGCGATCAACCACAGTGAGTGGTCGAATCGCAAGATCGACATGAGTGCTGGCGGCGGCGTCAATTCGGGCGGCTGGTCTGCTGCCGAGCTGCGTCGTCGAGTAGCTGCACAGATGAGCGGCACGACGAGTCCCACCCCGCCAGAACCCGAACCAGCACCCGAGCCAGTCACGGAGGACGACGAGATGATGCAACTACTGAAGATCGCTGGCGGCGACGGGAAGATCTACGCCGCAAGCGTCACCGGCCGACGCTTCTACTACATCGGCAGCCCGGACTCGCTGTACGCGAATCAGCTCGCGGGCACGTACTCGAAAGAGATCAAAGAGATCGACAGCGGTCAGATGAACCATGTTCGCTGGGCTTGTCAGCTACAGGCTGACGACGACCCAGCTACGCCCATCCCGTAGCGGCTGGTTCTGCGCCAGAACGACGAGAGCAGCTCGACGCATCATCGCGTCGAGCTGCTCTCTTTCGTGTCTTAGGCGCGCTCTGGGGCGCTTCTGTCACTGCTGATAGTTGACGAGCTTGCACGCGTCGGCGAGCGTCGAGAGATCGAGCGCCGCTGCTGTCGGGCACGCGTCGAGCACGCTCTCGCGCAGCGCTTCGTATCGCGCGATCGTCAGCACAGCGAGCAGCGACGCGACGAGCGCGACAGCAGCTAGCGCGACGACGCTCGATCTCTCGCTCATCAGTTGTGCGTGAACATCGGCGGGACGATCGTCGCGTCGAGATCGCTTCGCGCGAAGATCTCCGTGAGTCGTCGAGCTCGCGGGCTGCCCGGCTCCGCTGGCATCATGATCGCTGCGTCGACGACGTTGTGCAGCAGCTCGACGACGATCGCGTCTGTGATGTCGCGCTTCTCGTTCGCTTCCCAGCCGCCCGGATCAGCAGGGTCGCCGTCTGTCCAGTCGGGATCGAACGGCGTCTCGCGCATGATCTGCCGCAACGCGTTCGGCATCGTGCCCTCGACCATGATCGGTCGCTGCGTGGGCTTCCACTTGACGCGTCGAGCTCGACGACGATACGGCTGCACGAGCATGCGCAGCTCGCCGCTTCGATCTGCGCACTCGCTGACGAGCGTCTCTTGAATCCAGCCGTTCTCGATCCCGTCGAAATGCTCGACCACGTCTTGCATCTCGCCGGGCCGCCACAGCTTACCCGTGCGCGGGTTGACAGGCGTCGTCGGCTGATAGCCGTCATTAGCGATCGCGACAGCGTCGAGTGCAAGCCCGCCGACGAGGGTGCGCGTGACAGCGAGTATCTCGTCGCGAATATGGTGCGCGAGCATTACGACGATGATCTCTTCATCGCCTCGCATGCCGATGATCGACGGGTGAATCATGCGCTCTTCGCTGACGCAGGTATCGGCGAGCATGCGCACTCGCTCGCTGACGTCGTCGAGCAGCTTGTCGAGATCGATCACTCTCGCCCCGCCTTCCTTTCGAGTCGTGCGTGCTGCTCTGCGAGATCGTCGTCCAGGCCGTCATGCTCGCGCGGTGATCGATGCTCGTCAGCGATGCGACGCGCCATCTCGCGAAGCTGCGTCTCGCTGATCGACTCATATGGCGAGCTGATCACCATCACGCCGGTCGGTTCGAGTGCTTCTGCGATCTCACTGACACGATCCCAGTCGCTGATCTGTCCGCGCAGCTCGACGCCCTCGCCGCGCACGGTGATTCGAAAGCTCATGATTCCTCTTCGGTGATCGGCGGCAAGTTGCTGTCGCACAGCGGGTTAGCGCACTCGACGACGATCGTGCCGTTGCCGCAGTCGCGAACGACTCGCGTGCTCATCCCGCAGACGGGGCAGACGATCGATTGACGCGGTATCGCGCCGCTGTCAGCATCTCGCCCCTTCGCTGTGCGCCCCTCTTCGTTGCGCGCGTTCCCGGCTCGACGCTCGCTCATGCTTTGTACCCCTTCACTCCTGACAGCGCGTCTGCGACAGCGTCGTAGCCGTGCGCAGCCTTGCGGTGCTGCGTCATGCCTTGACCGGTGTCGATCTGCTCTCGACACTCGGGGCAGATCTTCGGGATAGCTGGCTTCTCGTCGGAGCGATGCTCCTGCCAGATATGCGCGACGAGGATATTGTTCTTGATCTGTCGCTTGCAGACAGGGCACGACTTCGTCGGATGCTCGCGCACTGGCTCACTGACGGGCGGTCGTCCCGGCCCGCGCTTCTTGTCGAGCTCTGGGAGCTGCCCGACGCCGACGAGCAGCTCTTGCAGCTCGACGATCGTCTTGCTGTGCGTCTCGCAAAGCTCTAGCAGCTTCAGAGCGGGACGTGACTCACCGCTGACGATCCCGATCGTGAAGCTGTGCTCCGCGGCCGTCTGGATCATGCCGTCGTCCCAGCACATGTCGCACCAGGTAAGGAGTTTCACTTCGCGCATGTCAATTACCCTTCTCGTAAAGTCGTTTAACCCCGGCGTACATCGTTTGCATGCGAGCTTCGCTCTCGTCCATTCGTCGCTCGCTGCGTCTGATCGCGCGTCGACTGTTGAACATCCAGACAGCGCTCATGATCCAGATGCCCGTCGAGATGCCCAAGATCCACGCGTAGTACTCACCCATCGGCGGCGGTGTCCTCGACGAGCACAGCGAGAATCGATGCGAGTCTGATCTCGTCGCGATCGTGACCGCTCAAACGTCCCAACCCCTTGATCAGATACCCGTCCGCGTAGTCATACCCGCTGCTGACCTGCTCGCCAGTGCGCGACAAGAAGCGCGTGCGAATCGTCTTGCATCGCCCACAGAGAAGCTGTGATTCGTACTGGTTGTATTGGGCGATCCAACGAGCGGTGTACGGACGCCACGAATGACCGAAGTCGCGGCATTGAACCTGTGTCAGATCCATCGAGCGCACAGCAGCTCGAACGTCTCTCGCCGCAACAGGAGTCGGGTCGATCTTCGCTGTCTTGCTCGGGACCCGCTTGGCCGCAGTGCGCGCCGTGGCCGTGGCCGTAGCCGCCGGCGGTGCGGGCTTGGTGGCCGGGACCGCTTTGGCCTTCGCGTTCCCGTCTCGACGAGCTCGTGCAGCTCGTGCCTTGCGATCTTCTGCTGTCGTCATACGTGTGTCTCCTTCTGGATCTTGTAAACGCCTGAGAGCGACAACCCGGTTACATTGCCGATCTTTCGTGCACTGACATAGTGCGAACGCAGCTCGCGGATCATCGCTGCTCGTCTGTCGTAGAGCACTTGACGCGCTCTCTCGATCTCGTCGAGCTCGACGATCAACTCTTTGAGCTCGTCAAGCGTCGGCGGGGCTGGTCTGATCGCAGTCATCTTCGTGCCTCTCGCTAGTAGGTGAACGGGTGGGAACGCGCGAAAGCCGCGATCGCGATGACGAGTAGTCCCGTCAACACGATCACGGCGTAAGCGATCAGAACAGTTGTCACGCGGTCGCCTTCGGCTTGGGTTTGCGTGGCTTGGGTTGATATTCCACGGGCAGTTGCGGGAGCGGTAACCCCGGCCCGACCTGCATGCCGAAGTCTTCGGGTGGCGGGCACAGCTCGTCGGGCTCGGGCTTGCTGCGGTGCCACGAATGCCGCTTCGGGAGTCGAATCGGGCCACTGGCGAGTCGAGCAGCGAGCTCGTCGGGGTGCTCGCGTTGCATGTGATGAATCACCGCCGCGACAGCGGCGTCTTCGCCACCGAGCATCATCTCGTTGAACGAGCGCGGTAGATACTTGTGCGTCCAGATCTGCGAGAAGTCGCACCAGTCGCACGTGCGCTTGAACTCTGCGGGGCGACCGAGAATATAGCGGTACTCGTTGTCTATCTGTTCGTACCCGGACACCGGCTCGAAGTGCATGATCCTGTCTTCGTCACGTTGCGCCCAATCTTTGATCAGCTCGCGCTCTTCGTCTGTCAGTGGTGCTCGACCCGCGTCGATCTTGCTCTGCCAGTAGGCGGGATCACGCCATGCTCCGGCGTTGCACGCGTCGTGAATCGCGTGCCACAGCATGCGCCACACGTGCTCACGAGCTTCTCGCAGATGATCGACGCTCGCTCTCAGTCGATCGGCGTTTCCGTGAAGGTACGCAATGACGACGAGCACTCGTCGCAGATCGCTCGCTTCGTAAGGGTTGCTCGGCCAGTCGTTCTCGCGATCGCGTCGCTGTAATTCCAGCAGCGCTTCTGTCTGTTTGCGGGAGTCGTCCGCGCTCTGCACTAGCGGCGCTTTACGCTCGACGACGGGATCGGGCTCCGGTTTCTCGGTCGCGAGAAACTCGACCAGGCTTGAACGCGGGACGAGCATCGTGCGCGTCGCTGTCTTGACGGCGGTCAGCTTCCTGCTGTCGATGTAGTCGCGGATACGTGCAGCGCTGATCTTCGTCTCTTTCGAGACTTGACTGATCGACAGCAGCTCGTCTCTGTCGGTATCGATGATCATGACGTGCTCTTGTCGAGCGGGTTCAAGAACAGCGGCGCTGCGACGACGATCGCGAACTTGCGCTCGACGAAGTAGCCGCCGCACTTGACGCAGAAGTCATCGTCGCTGTCGAGATCGCTGTAGATCGGCGAGCTGGGCTCGATGCGAGCGATGCACCCGGCGCAGCGCATGACGAAGCCTGACGGGCTGGTCTCGATCGCGAGACGTGTCTTCTGGGACATTCGATTCCTTTCGGTAGGAGCTATCTGGGGGCGATGCGACGCAGATTGACGGGGAGTCGATCAGCGCGCTTGCGCAGCTCGATCGAAGCGCGCAGACGAACGAGCTCGTTTGCGTTCCACGTCGACTGCGCGCGCAGCTCGACGCTCGTCATGCGACGCAGCTCGCCGAGCGTGTAGATCTTCTTGTCGAGCTGTGTCTC